CTCAACATAGCACCACTTTGGGCCGATGTTGTTTGTTGTCCACTCATACTTTTCGGTTTCATCGTAAGTCGGCGAACCATCCTTACCATCCACCCACATATCAGCAAACCAACTATGCAGTCCTTCATTACGAATGCGTGATTGCATCTCAACAAATCTTGCTTTTGCCTCATCGTTGATTGAACGAAAACTGAGACTCCAATGTACGTTATTCGCCATCTTGTTGATTCTCCTCTGCCCACTGTTCGTACATGGTTCGCAATACAGTGCCGACATATCCTTCGTAGCACTCTTCACTCTCAGCATAGTTGTACATTTCTGTTGCCTGCTCTTCTGTCAGTTCACCAACAAACTCTACGTCAAAATATTCACACACATCTGTCGCTGCCCAATCGTATGCAAGTGCTTCGATTTGGTCAGACAGTTTGTGCATCTTTCTCACCTCAAACGCCATAATTATTCTCCTTTCACGTTCAAATTAGATGGGTTATATTGTTCACCATTATATCCACTACCTGTGGAATTAGGGCCTGTCTCGACCCCATTGTTGCAGGCGAACACCACAACAAATAGCCCAATGCAGATATAAACAGTCGCTCGTTTACTCCACATCATAAAAGTATCAAATGTCTTTTCTGCTTCTAATTGTGCCGATTCTCTAGGTGTCATTCTGGCACCGTCCAAGGATAGCAAGGCACGATACTTTGTTTACAGTATTTTGCATTGTCCACTAATAGTATTGGAACACCCACAATAAAAAAAGTAATGATAAGGAATGCTGGTAGCAGTCCTTTAGTTGTGCAATAATTATGTTGATTACTCATGTTCTCCGCCTTTGCCTCTACCAAATCCACCAAAGAATTGTGGACGGCGTTTAGCAGTTTCGAAAGTACCAACAGTGATTGCTATTGCTCCAATCAATAGAGTGTGAAGTGCCATACTAAACACCCCCATGTACATGCTACCAACCATGATACCAAATACGATACACCACATCCATGCTAAAACTTGCATAATCATATGCCGTGTACTAAAATCTGGAATTGAACTCAATGGATTCTTCTCGTGATCCATCACTACATTCCAACTGTTGTAAATAAATTCCCTCATTGATATTACCTTTCTGAATATTATCTTTGTAGGATAGTGTGCATCAGCATCATCACGAAATTCTATTGCATCATGTATGTCATAGAACTTCTGAGATATTTTTTTATCTTTCCACCATGCTGTTACTTTATACATCACTCACCTTCTTTTGCCCGTGTCTGGGTCATTAGCTTCTTGTGTGGATAAGACTTGTAGTCCACCCTTGTTATATGCCTGTCCAATAACAACATTACCATTGTATGTTGGACGTTCTTTTTTTAAGGCATTTCCTATACCATTACCGATAGATGGAGTGGCAGAGGGACAGGGAGTCGAACCCCGCCTTACAGTTTTGGAGACTGTCGTGCTGCCGAAACACTTTCCCTCTTTGGGTTTGTATTTAGATTTGCCTTGAACATAGTCAACATACTCGTTCAATGTGATAATTGGACACCGTATGGACTTTAGGAATTTGTTGTGTTGTCTCCACTGAGTTTCGTACTTCTGTGGATTAACTTTCTTCTTCTTTTTTCGTTTCGTGCTCAGACTGTTGTAGTAGACTGGCATCAGGTGCATTCCGCTCATTATATATCGCCTCCATCAAAACATCTACCGACAAGTTGTCGATAGACTCACCATATTTTTCTGCTAACTCACTAATGGACAGTGAGTTGCGCTTTTCTAAGTAACTCATTGATTACTGTTCTCCAATAGTTTTGACCCCATTCAGAACCAGAAGCAACGCATCTCTGATACGCTACCTCTGCATTATTAATCAACCTAAGATAAGTTGTCTTTGAGTATTGTTTCTGCAATTTCAACCGCTCCAAAATCATTACCACCAATATGCCAATCATATTCTTCAGTGGGAATATATCCCATCTTCCAATTATATATGGTGAACACAGAACTCTCTGCATCCTCTTCATCATCAGCCCATGAACTGAGGGTTTTTGCTTCAACCGCCCACTCAGCGTTTACCTTCTCATAAGGGTCGGCGTCAGTGTAGGTTGGTTGACCAAACACCTCACACAACTCAAGGTATGTTGCCTTGATTGTACCCTGTAAAGAAGTACCATTAACATTAACAGAATCATCTGCATCAAAACTAAGAACATTAGTCATATTTCACTCTCCATTATTATCAATATAAAGCATTATACCACCTATTGCGGTCATTGTCAACCCCAAAAAGATTATTAATGCCATTTCACCTAAAGTGTTTGCATATTCCATACAAGCACCATCACAATCATTCGCACTTCCGGCAATCATCATAAAACCGATCATCACTAGAATACCACCAAAAGCACTTACCATAAAGCAACTCCATTATCTGCGGCACCTTGCATCTCAGCAATCTCTGCCATTTGATTCCAGAACATCTCTTTTGCACTCACAAAGGCAATCTCTCCACCTTCATTTTGAACAGTGAATTGGATGTCGGGTTCAGCGCCGTAACAAACACGCTTGTCGAGAACAGTCTGTCCGTTGACAGTCTTTTGATCCCAAACCCATTCCATAAACTCTTTGAATTCCATAATCACTCCTTATTTCTCAATCTTACCTATACAGTATACATGTTATTACAACAAATGTCAAGTGTTTTCTGCAAGTTTTTTCGCTTTTTTTGCAAATAATTTGCGGATTTCTGTGGTATTTCTGTTATAAGGAGATACATCTAAATTTCCCACATATTCGTACATATGGTAAACGATGGTGCTGTCATCATAGGTTTGGTCTTTGACATACTTGTATATCTCCCAATCCCACTTACGACAATCACCATCGTCATGTACTGTCAATCCAAGTTCATAACCGTGAGCCTCCATAATAGGCTCCCAATCTCTGTACTTAGCTAAGAGCATGTTTGATTTCCTCAAACAAATACTCTACTAAGTCATCTTCATTGGCTTGATATCTGATACCGATACCACCAGCTTCATTCCATCTCTTAATGTTAGATGGTTTATCATCTACTAAGATGTTTGGAGTACCGTCAATCTTATCGACTGCAAAGTTTTCTTTCTGTCCTGTGAATATCAACTTATTCACCTCAGGCAAGAACTGTTTCTCTGTCAACCATACTCTTTTCCAGTATGCAGAGTTGTCCCTGTCACCCCTGAGAGGTGAAGAACAAATACCCCAATCACCAGTTGACTTAGCAAAATCTACCAATTCTTGAGATGTTTCGAAAACATCCAGTGTGTTAAAGAAGTCAGTTCCAGCAAGAGCTTGGATTGATTTCTCTTTGTCTTGGATTTGTTTCCAATGTCTAACATTGTAAAACTGTTCCAATCCCTTAAAGAAGTCTGCAAGGACTCCATCCATATCTAAATATACTGTCATTGGCATTGTACCTTTGGAGTTATTGAACCGTCACTGTGATAAATGTTGGTAGTCCAACATTCCATTTTGTGATATTTCGTACCTAATTGATTAGTAGAAATATGCAAATGTTCAGTTACGATTGTATTCTGCAATTGTGATTGAATCACTTTCTGCTTTATTTCTTCTTCACTAGCGCCACCACTCAGTAACGCAACTACTACAAATAATTCTTTCATTATATATTCTCCTTAGTTAAATTAATCATAAGTCACTTGAGTAGCATAGTCAATTCTATCGAATGCCGCCTCAAGTTGTTCCAATTTTTCAAGACACTTCATCTTGGCAAAACCATTGCCAGGCGTATGCTTTTGGATTGTCTCCAGTGTCTTTAGCATGTCACTGAAAAACTCATATTCTTTTTGCATTTGAGCAATCTGTTCCATTATTTCTTCCCCTTGTAACCAAGTTGTTCCATTGCACCAACAGGCGAGTCATTTTCTTGGAGTTCAATGTACTGTTCAATAGTACAGTTCTTTACCAAGAAGTTTACCCAAGCCTTCCAAGGTTTATACCCATACTTAAATCTTGCGATAAATGTGGGTTGGGGCAGTCCAATCCAAGATGGATGACAGTCTGGACGAGCCACTTCCATATTTACAGACTTAGTGTGGCGTCCACGATACATCAGATACATACCGTCCCAAGTGAATTCTTCTTTATTAAATGGTGTCATATCTTTTTCTCTCTCTTTATTATTAACTATACATATAGTATACCTGTTATGAGAACAAATGTCAAGTCTTTTTTGAAAAAAAGTACAAAAAAAAGTCCTTGCAAAACAAGGACTTAAAAGTTTTTTTAAAAATAATTAGAAATTTATCGTTTTTTCTTCTCTAATTCTTGTGCAATCCAT